AATTTGTTGTCACCGCACCGCGATCCGGAGACAAGACACAGCCATCGTTAGGTCAGGTGTTTCTGTTAGGCTTTATCTTGTCACCGCACAGCGGTTTATACTTGGGCTTACAGATATATCTACCATGCCAAGTATCAGAAGTATTAATTTACCAGAGCAAAACCTTGCGTTGGCACAACAACTTCAACTTCTTTTGGTTGCTGTTCTCTTGCAGTCTGTCTAACTGCAAGTGAATGTTTTAGTCTCTCTCTTGTATCGTCTGATACAATAGATAACTCTCTTGATATGTCGCTTGTCTCAAACGAAACACACTCTTGAACATCTGGCCAATACTCTTTGACATCAGACAAGAACTTAGCTTGGTCAATGATACTGTTCATATCTTTGACTAACTCGTATTTCATTTGCCACAACTCTCGGTGTGCATTTGTCAAACTGCTTTGAGCCTTTGCATACATTTTAAGTTGTTCCCAATGTGTTTCGCCACACATCATAGTACGAGAATGACAACCACCCGTATTCGGTACGATACGACTGAAAGCAGAAATGTCATCACTATAATCTCTACCTCCTCTATGATAGCCATGTTTATTCCACAAACCACGATCAAGACTTGTTGATACTTTTGACAAATCTTCTTCCATAGCTTTTGTCTTTTCGTGATAGTGAGGGTTGCGATCTCTACTTGTCTCACTATACTCAACTTCTAGTGTCGCTTGGTGTCCTTTCTCTTGCAACTCGAAGTGATACAATGCTAGCATTTCATCATCACTAATAGTCCACTTGTATTGGCTTTCACTACTATCTGTATGTGTCGGCTTAAAATAAAAGCATTGATCTATTTCTGTGAATGATCGATAGTGATTGCTACCTCTATCGTACTTGGCTAACACTTGCATATCCTCTAGTGGAAACTTATCGTCCATTATAGGGGTGATTACATTATCCCAAGTTTGTTGTTTTACTGTTCTGTAATTTTCTATGGCAAGTTTTAGATTGTCCTCAACTTCCATAGGTGTCTTATTCCAAACAGTCGAAGCCCACTCTCTTTTGAGTAGCTGTCGCTTTTGTTGGTTTAGTCTTAGTTTATTAGCTTCCATAAATTATCCTTTCTCTTGGTTGCTATTATCTTGTATCATATTATGTGATATATTGTCAACTAAATTTGAGAACTCACGAGAGTATCTTGCAAGCCACTCTTTCATACAATGCTGTGCATGGAAGTGCTTGTGCATTGCTTGTACCTCGTGTCTCGTGGTTTCCCCTGTCAATGAGTTGAAACAATACTCATCTTGTGGGTACGCGCTGTATGACTTGGGGTAAAACTTCTTACCACAAGTCACACAATATCTTGCTGACTTACTCATCTGTACCAAATAACATTTCTTCGAATGTAGAAGAACTACACTCCTCAAGAAACTTACTGAGGTGGCTTGGTACATTGGCTTGTACTTGCTCATAGTATTCTAGGTATTGTTCACCATGTTCTTGAATGAACTCTCCCTTTGTCATAATCTCTGCGTCTTGCACAATCTTATGATGATTAACTAATTGTTCGTTCATATATTATCCTTTCTATTATTATCCCACAATATTCTAGTATTTGTAAAAACCTGTCAACACTTATTATAATTATCTTTGCACATTAGACTCATTCTAAACTGCGGCGCTCGCGCCCTTGCTCCCTTACTCCCAATAGAGGTACCAAACCGATCCTGCAGCGTGCACACTTGCACCCCCGGGTACCCCCCGTTTTGTATATAAGGGGTCCCAATGTCAGCACTATATGCTTGATCTGCAAATAGATATGGTCTAAAATCGTTTTCACTCTTAAAAGTAAAGGTGCAAAATTTTTTATAAAATTTTTTCGAATGCTAACTCCTGATCAATTAAAAAACTTACCCGAAGATACACGCAAAGAGTATTTGCAAACATTATTGTTGCTTGATGAAAAGAAAAAAGAACAGGCAATCAAAGATGACTTTCTTGCTTTTGTAAAACACATGTGGCCTGATTTTATAGAAGGTGAACACCATAAGATAATGGCCGAAAAGTTTAACCGCGTTGCACGAGGCGAGCTCAAGCGATTAATTATCAATATGGCACCAAGACATACAAAATCAGAATTTGCATCTAACTTCTTGCCTGCATGGATGATCGGTAACAAACCTGATCTAAAAATAATCCAAGCAACAAACAACGCAGAACTTGCAGTACGTTTTGGTCGTAAAGCAAAAACGTTAATGGAGCAGGATGACTTTAAAAAAATATTTAATACAAGACTAAGAGAAGATTCTAAAGCTGCAGGTAAATGGGAAACGGATCAGGGCGGCGAATATTATGCAGCGGGTGTTGGAGGTAGTATCACGGGCCGTGGAGCGGACTTATTGATTATTGATGACCCACACTCAGAACAGGACGCAATGAACATGGCCAGTTATGATAGGGTTTATGAGTGGTACACATCTGGACCTCGTCAACGTTTACAACCTGGCGGCAGAATAATAGTGGTGATGACTCGTTGGAATGTCGCAGACCTGACGGGAAAGTTAATGAAAGCGCAAGCAGAACCCAAAGCAGACCAATGGGAAGTAATCGAGTTTCCTGCAATCTTACCCAGCGGTAAACCGGTGTGGCCTGGATATTGGAAGCTAGAAGAGTTAGAAGCGGTGAAAGCATCCGTAAGTATATTAAAATGGAATGCGCAATACCAGCAAAATCCAACAGCAGCTGAAGGTAGTATTATAAAACGTGAATGGTGGAACGTGTGGGAGAAAGAAGAACTACCACCGCTACAGCACGTCATACAAAGTTATGATACAGCGTTTTTAAAAAAAGAAACTGCTGACTATTCTGCCATTACAACATGGGGTGTATTTACACCAAACGAGGACAGCGGACCGCAGTTAATACTAATGGACATGATAAAAGATCGATACGACTTTCCAGAACTGCGTAGAGTTGCAAAAGAACAATACGACTATTGGAAGCCAGAAACAGTGATAATAGAGGCAAAAGCCTCAGGTATGCCGCTAACTGATGAATTACGTAAACTTGGCATACCAGTTATTAACTTTACACCTAGCAAAGGAAATGATAAACATACAAGAATAAACTCTGTTGCACCGTTGTTTGAATCTGGTATGATTTGGGCACCAGAAACGAAGTGGGCAGAAGAGGTGATTGAGGAATGCGCTGCATTCCCGCTAGGCGAACACGATGACTTAGTGGACAGCATGACTCAAGCAGTAATGAGATTTAGACAAGGTGGTTTTGTAGACCATCCCGAAGACTATGAGGATGAGCCGCTACCGCAACAACAAAGGACTTACTATTAATGAAAAAAGAATTACTAGAAAGATTTCTAAGAGGACTTGGTTCTTTATTTAAAAAACGAGGACAGTACTTTAATCCAGAAAGTCCAGACTTTGGAGAACTGTCTACCTTATTTAAAGGAACTTCTAAAACTAAACCTGTTCCAACAAAACAATTAGATGAAGCTGACGAGTTTGCAAAGAAAAATTTTCCAGAAGCAAAAGATCCTGAAGTAGACTATGAAACAGCAGCCGCACTTAAAAAGTCACGTAAACTTTACGACCTAGAAAGAAAAAACTTAAGTCCATTAACGAAACACCTAGAAGACTTGATGGAAGAAAGCAATAAAAAATTAGAAAGTACAACAAACGAATTAAAAATACAGTTGTCAGAAATGGAAGAAATAACAAAACAAATGGATGAGTTTAATCGTATTGCTGATGAGGAAGGTGTTGATGAAGCACTTGAGCAACTTAATAGAATTTTAAATCCAAAGAGAACGTTGAACGCGGACGGCGGACGTATTGGAAAGTTTAAAGGTGGAATACTGGGATTACTAAAAAGAGTAAACCCTAAACTAGAAAAAGAAATGGTTAAGACAGGTCCGTTCCAAACGGGACATAGAGGTGACGTTGTTGGTGATATGGAACAAATTAAAAGTTTAATACGAAATGAAATTACTGATCTTGAAGAGATAGGTAAACTAGAAGACATGATACAAGACTCACCACGATACGGTGATCAAATGAAATCTGCGTTTATGAAATTAATTGATTATGAAAAATTTAGAGCTAATGCAATTTTTGAAAATGATAAATTAGCACGATATATAAAAGACGACCCAGAGGGAGCAGAAGCGTTTTTACAAAGTATGTATAAAGCAGCTGGTAGTCAAAGTGGTTTTAATGAAGGCGGACGTGTCGGCATGTTTAAAGGCGGTAAACTACTTGGTGAAGGTATTGCACAAGCCGCAAAACTTGTAAAAGGTGGTAAAAAACCTTTTGGTCAAAAACAAACCTACAAACAAAAAGTTAAAATGCTTGAATTGGACGACTTTCAAAAATCAATGAAGCAACACTTTGACAAAGAACTTTATCTTATAAATAAAGTTAAAGGACCGAGAGGTAATCCTGAAGCAGAGCTATTTGATTTGTATGAAGACATAGCAAGTGGACAGCGTTACAGTATGTTACCTGAAGCAACAAGAAATAAAATGTTAAGTCAAATAGATGACTCTCTAAAAGCTATGGAGGTTGATGGTGCAGATTATCAAAACTTTAGAACATATTTATTTGATGAATATAAGTTTCCGAACGAAACTGCTTATAAAGAACCAGGTTCAAACGTAATACCATTTAAACCACGTACAAAAAAAGCAGGAGGTGGTATATCTGAAATAGAATCTGCTGCAGATATTTATCGCAAAAACCAAGACGCACTAGATGCCGTTAAATATAAACCAATGCTAAGCAGATCGACAAGAATGTCTAATATTAATGATGCACTAGAAGATTTAGAAAAGTATCTACCAAAACTTTTTGAAGCTAACCAAGGTGGGTTGACACCACCACAAAAAGGCCCTATGTCAGAAGGCATGGGTACACTATATAGGAGAAAATAATGGCTGTAGAAAAAGACCTAATGGAAAAAAGTAAAATGCCTGTTGATGTTCTACCCGAAGACGTAGAACTAGAGGCGCAAGACTTAAATCCATCTGACATTGATATTGAAATGACAGAAGATGGTGGAGCAGAAATAAACCTAGACCCACAAGCAGAAGCTATGCAAGGTGCAGAACAGCATGATGCAAACTTAGCAGAATTTTTAGAAGACAGTGATTTAAATGTAATTGCAGGTGATATACTAGAAGAGTTTGACGAGTGTGCATCGTCAAGAGATGAGTGGGAACAAACATACAAAAAAGGTTTAGAACTTTTAGGATTTAAATACGAAGACAGAGCAGAACCATTTCAAGGTGCATCAGGTGCAACGCACCCTGTACTTGCAGAAGCGGTTACACAATTCCAAGCACTAGCATACAAAGAATTATTACCAGCAGGTGGACCAGTTAGAACTCAGATTATGGGTTTAGAATCATCTGAAAAAGTTGCACAAGCATCACGTGTAAAAGATTTTATGAACTATCAGATTATGGTTGAGATGAAAGAATATGAACCAGAGTTTGATCAGATGTTATTTAACTTACCACTATCAGGTTCTACTTTTAAAAAAGTTTATTACGATGCAATTTTACAAAGAAGTGTTTCTAAGTTTGTGCCTGCAGAAGATTTATATGTTCCATACACGGCAACATCACTAGATGATACAGAAACAATTATTCATCGTGTAAAGATGACATACAACGATATTAAACAATATCAACTTGCAGGTATATACAAAGACATAGACTTAAATGATGAAGGTCAATACAGTCCAAACGACATAGAAAATGAAAAAGATGAAATGTCTGGTATTGAACCTAGAAACACAGAGGTGTTTTCTGTTCTTGAAGCACATGTGCATTTAGAAATTCCAGGGTTTGAAGATATTGATCCAGAAACAGGTGAGTCTTCGGGCATTAAGTTTCCATACATTGTAACAATAGAAGAAAACACAGCACAAGTATTGTCTATTAAACGTAATTATAAACAAACTGACTTGTTAAAAAACAGACAAGATTATTTTGTTCATTTCAAATTTCTACCAGGACTCGGGTTTTACGGGTTCGGCCTAATCCACATGATCGGCGGTTTATCAAGAACTGCCACAGCCGCTCTAAGGCAACTCTTAGACGCCGGCACCTTGTCAAATTTACCGGCCGGATTCAAAATGCGAGGCATCCGCGTTAGAGACGAAGCTCAACCGTTGCAGCCGGGCGAGTTCCGTGACGTAGATGCACCTGGTGGAAACCTTAGAGATGCGTTCATGCCGTTACCTTTCAAAGGTCCGGACGCCACGCTCCTACAACTATTGAGCACGGTTGTTCAATCAGGTCAGCGGTTCGCGAGTATTGCTGATATGCAAGTGGGTGATGGTAACCAAGCAGCAGCCGTGGGCACCACAGTTGCGCTCTTGGAACGTGGATCGCGGGTTATGTCAGCTATACATAAACGTTTATACGCAGCGATGAAGTGTGAGTTTATGTTATTAGCAGACACCTTTGTAACTTATCTACCAAACATGTATCCGTACGACGTTGTTGGTGGACAAAACCAAATATTCAAAGCTGATTTTAGTCCTAAGATCGATATTATACCGGTTGCAGACCCTAATATCTTTTCACAGACACAAAGAATCAGCATTGCACAGTCAGAAATGCAAATTGCAATGACAAACCCCCAAATGCATAACATCTATCACGCGTATAGACACATGTATGAAGCACTAGGCGTCAAAGATATTGACCAATTACTACCACCACCTCCACAACCTACGGCTTTAGACCCTGCAAGTGAAAATATTTTGGCCTTGAACGGTAAAAAATTCCAAGCTTTCCCAAAACAAGACCACCAAGCGCACATGAAATCACATTTAAGGTTTATGGGGACGACTGTTATACGAAATAATCCTGCAGCGATGGGAATGTTGCAACAAAACTGTATGGAGCACATACTTTTGATGGCAACAGAGCAGGTTGACATGGAGTTTGCAGAAGAAAAACAAAAAATGGAACAAGTAATGCAGCAAGTAAAACCTATATTGGAACAAGCGCAACAAGACCCACAAGCTATGCAACAAATGCAACAAAATCCGCAAATGCAGCAACTACAACAGCAAGAAGCTAATTTAATGGTGCAGATGGAAGCAAGAAAAGCAAAATTAATTGCTGAGTTTAGTGATGATTACGCAAATGCAGAAAAAGAAGTCTTGAATCAAGTTGAAAATGATCCATTATTAAAATTAAAAGATAGAGAACTTGATTTAAAAGCACGTGAAGAGCAAGCTAGACAAGAAGAAGCTGAAGATAAATTAAATATAGAACGTGCTAAGATGATGCAGAACAGAGAACTAGCTGAAGATAAATTAGAACAGAATGACAATCACGCAAAACTTAGAGCTAGTGTATCACTAGCAAAAGATGGTATAAAGAATATGCAAGCAACAATTAAAGAAGGTCAAATCTAATGGCAATGAGCACCGCAGATTATTTTAGAATGATGCAAGGCGGCGTTGACCGTACAGGCTATGCAGACATGATGCCTGATCGTATAGAAAGAAAAGAATCAATTGAGGATCGTTTAGCTAAACTTATCGAAGCAGACACTGCAGGAGATGACACACCACCAGAAGATACTGGTGGAGATACTGGTGGAGATACTGATGGAAACATTATTGGTGATATACTTAAACAAAGCTTTGTAGACCCGTATACATCTGTTGATGATTCTACAGGTGAATTTACAGATCAATCACGAGGTGAAGCTATATTAAATAGAGGCTTCACAGGTGCGGCTTTGTTACCTATGTTTAAAAGAGTTTTAACGGGTGGTAAAGGTAATCCATATTTGACAGCTGGATTAATAGCTCCTGAATTACTTTACATGGGAGCACAATTTGTTGCACCTGAGACTACAAAAAAAGCTGAAGAGTTTGTAGGAGGCACTGTTAAGCCTGCTTATGATAAGTATATTGACCCTATAGTGCAAAAATCACCAATTATGACAACCAAAAGGTTGTTGTTAGATCCAGTGAATGAAGCAATATCAAATAAGTTTACTGAAATGGGAGAAGAACAAAAAATTAAAAAACAAATTTTTGAAGATGATTTAATAGCACAAGGAGCAAATCCAGAATCACGTTTTTTTGATTCAGCGGTGCAAGGTGGTAGCATGACTGCAGAGGATTTGTCAGAGTACGAACAAAACATGGATGACCTATCTAATCTTTTAAACTTGGGGACAGCTTATAACGACGGTGGCCGTGTAGGGCTTAGTGTAGGTGGACAATCTCCTCGAGGTGGACTTAGAGGAGGTAGAAGAAGTGGTTTTGGTGGAACACCTGATCCAGGAGGCGGTCCAGACAACAATAAAAACGATCTTATGGGTCCAGGTTTAGACGCACCTACTATAGATCCTATGAAAGCAGTAGGATACACACCGGTGAAACAACCATCTCTAATAGATCAAGTTAAAAAATATAATTTTTTACAAGGTGTTTATGGTGATGAAGATGACGGATTATCTTTTGGATATGACATCGACCCTTACAAAGAAGAAGCATCAGCAAAACTAAGTTATGCTTTTGCAGATGGTGGTCGTGTAGGTTTACAAAATGGTGGAAATGCAGCTAGTCTTCCAATACCTGGACAAGAAAATTTACCACAAGCAACGGGACCACAACAACCAATGACACCACAACAACCAATGGGAGCACAACAACCAATGGGAGCAGCAGGACAACCTTCATCGGTTTATGGACTAGGTAGCTTATTATCTGGAATGCAGCAATCAATGGGACCAACTTTTAGAACTGCTGATTTTAGAGATTATAATAATGATGGAGTAGATGATAGAGATCAAGGAATAAATATTCCAAATCCTAATAAAGTAGAGTTTGGAAAAGAATATGCTCCTGAAGATCCAGGAATGAACATAGAAGACATACTAGCTTCTTTACAATCTGGAATGCCACAAGCTTACACACCATATGTAAGCACAATGCCTTTGTATGATCCATCAACACTTGGCACAGGATTACCATCAACAGCAGGAGGATATGATCCATATGTATCATACGATCCGTATGCACCTGTTGGAGCGTTTTCTAGACCACCAAGTAATATGGACACACCTAGTTTTGGTTTAACAGAAGATCAAATTAAAGAAGGTTTTTCTGACATGGATAGATTTAGTTTAGCCGCACAACAAGCAAAGAAGAAAGCCGAAGAAGAAGCGAAGAAAGCTCAGCAAGTAGTGACAATAGGCGGTGGCGGTGGCGGTGGTCCTAACAACTAGTGAAAAAAGACGCTAAAATCAGCAAGGTAATGCGGGAATATAAATCAGGTAAACTTAAATCTGGTAAAAGTAAGAAAAAAGTGGTAAAGAAGAAACAAGCCATAGCTATCGCGCTTAGCGAAGCAGGCGTAAAAAAGAAAAAGAAAAGGAGATCATCATGATTGAATCTTTAAAAGAAAAATGGAATGACCTACCTATGAAGAAGAAAGCTATTGCAGGTGCAATAGTAGCTATCATCATACTAGGCGTTATCTTTAACTAGGAGAAATAAAATGGCAATAGGAGCATTAGCAAAACTTGGAGCAAAAGCAGCGAAAGCCGCTATGAAAGCAAGAAAAGTTACAACTAAAAATATAGGTAAAGGCGTAAAAATGACGTCTTCAAAAAAAGTTGGAAGTGGCATTAGAAAATTTGGAGATAAAAACCAAAGAAGAATAATAGCAGGCGGAGCTGCAGGAGCAGCGGTTTCAACTAGGAAAAAACCTAAAGCACAAACACCTACAAAAGCACTACCCAAACAAAAACAATTACCTGCTAGCAGAGATAAAGCTAAAGCCAGACCTACTGTTAAGAAAAGCAATATCGTTACAGATAAAAAAGGTAATGCGGTTAGAACTAAAGATGGTAAAGCGGTTACTTTTAAAGGCAAAGATTTTAATGCGGGTAAAACTGCAGGAGCTCTACGTCGGTCAAACAAAATGGGTGGCGGCATGATGAAAAAACGTATGAAGCGTGGTGGACGCGCAAAATAGTGAACCAACTTAAAGAAGTTGCTTTTACTATTGTTGTTGTTTGCACAATCATTTATTTTATAGGATAATGGGACCATTACTTTCACTTTTACCTACGGTATTAAAAACCGGTTCAGCTATTTTTGCTAATAAACAAAAAGCAAAAATACTTATGTCGGAGGCTGCTTTATTGCATTCTCAGAAGATGGCCAACGGGGAAGTGGAGTATCAAGCCGCTGTTAGACAATCAAACGACAAAGGATGGAAAGACGAGTTTGTGCTTTTGCTTGTAAGTGCCCCAGTGATTTTATTGATATGGAGTGTCTTTAGTGAGGATCCGGACATACAAGCCAAACTGCACATGTTCTTTGAGCAGTTTAATAATCTGCCTTTTTGGTACCAGACGCTATTTGTAGGGGTCGTCGCTAGTATATACGGCCTCAAGGGAGCCGATATTTTCAAGAAAAAGTAAGGGGGACTTACATGGGGGAAGATAAAACGTGTGATGATCACACGGACGAAAAAGCACGTTCGGGGGAATGCTGTAAACAAAAAGCCAACCCTCTTGATGAGTTTTGGCATAAACTAGGAGATAAGAAAAAGAAATATGTCAGAAGCTACAGACCCGATAAACGTAATATATAAATTACAAAGACTACTCGACGAAGGTATGGACAACAACAGCCAAGTTTTAATTGGTGGTGGTGTTGACAGTATGGACAAATACAACTATATTCTCGGAAAGATCCACACGTTGGATCAAATAAAACAGGAACTCTCTAACCTGCTAAACCCTAAGGAGCCAGATAACGATGATGACAAAGTCACACGCATTAGAAGATAAATACAACGCTGAAGCAGATGCAAAAAAAATTGCACAGAATGAAGCAAAAAAAGAACCCTCACAAACAAATTTAGAAAAGTTACCGAACCCTACGGGGTGGCGTATACTTGTTATGCCTTTTCAAGTCAAAGAAGAAACACAAGGCGGAATTATTATAGCACAAGAAACTTTAGACAGAGCGCGAGCAGCGGTCCAAGTTGGATACGTATTGAAGATGGGTCCGCTCTGTTATGAGGATAAAGATAAATATCCAACAGGTGCTTGGTGTAAAGAAAAAGACTGGGTGATTTTTGCAAGGTATGCAGGATCGCGCATGGGAATTGATGGTGGTGAGATAAGAATGTTAAACGATGATGAGATTCTAGGAACGATTGATGATCCTATGGATCTTATTCACGCAATGTAATCATAGAGGAGGATAATCTATGCAAGACGACGAAAAGATAATAGATGTCGGCGAAGCTGACGAACAAGAACAAGAGATTGATCTCGATGCAGTAGCACCAGAACAATCATTAGAGGAAGAAAAAATTGATGTCGAACAAGTTAGTGAAGAGTCCGTTAGTGCACCTAAGGAATCTGCTGAGCAGTCTGATGTTCAAAAAGGCGAACTCAACGAATACTCAGAAGGTGTTAACAAAAGAATAGCTAAACTTACACGTAAGATGCGTGAAGCTGAAAGGCAAAAAGAAGAAGCTATTGCATACGCACAAAGTGTTCAACAACAAGCAACAAAATTAAAAACCCAAAATGAAAGTTTAGGTAAAAACTATGCTACAGAACTTGAACAAAAAGTTACTGCTGGTATGGCTGCAGCTAAAGCAAATTTAAAAACTGCTACAGAAGCAGGTGATATTGATGCTCAAGTAGATGCACAAAGAGCTATAGCACAACTTTCTATGGAAGAAGGTAGACTAAGACAAATACAAAATCTACAGGAACAAAAAAAGCAAAGAACTATTGAAAGACCAGAACAAGAGGTTAATCAGTTTGCTCAACAAATACCTACAAGCCAAGAATTATACCAAGCAGCGCAGGAAATAGACCCTAAAGCTGAAGATTGGTCCACAAGAAATTCGTGGTTTGGTACTGATAATGCAATGACTTACACTGCATTTGACATACACAGGAAGCTTGTAGAGGAAGAAGGTTTTGACCCTTCAAGCAATGAATATTATTCTGAAGTAGATAGACGAATAAGACTTGAATTCCCACACAAATTTGATAAAGTGGTGGAATCTACAGAAGCACCGAGCCAAGCTCCAGTGCAAAATGTAGCTAGTGCCAAACGTCCGGCCGCAAAGGGACGCAGAAAAACTGTGAAGCTCACACCCTCACAAGTAGCAATTTCTAAAAGATTAGGTGTGCCACTCGAAGAGTATGCGAAACAATTAGCCGCGAAGGAGGTATAAGCATATGACTAAAAAAGATACAGAAACTAAAACTGTTAAAACTTCCCGCGTGAGTCAAACTAGAGCTAAAACTGAAAAGCCTAAAGTTTGGTCTCCACCATCATCACTAGATGCACCGCCTGCGCCAGACGGTTATAGACACAGATGGATAAGAACCGAAAGCATGGGTTTTGACGATAGTCAGAACATGTTCGGTAAATTAAGATCAGGATGGGAATTGGTAAGATCCGATGAATATCCAGATCATGATTATCCAAGTATCAATGACGGTAAATACGCAGGAGTGATTGGGGTTGGTGGCCTTGTGCTGGCAAGGATAACCGAAGAGCTCGCAAAGTCTCGTGAACAGTATTTTAATCAACAAAATGCTGATCGCAATGAAGCTTTAGAAAACGATGTCTTAAAGGAACAGCATCCAAGCATGCCGATTAATCAAGATAGGCAGGCTCGTGTAACTTTTGGTGGTTCAAAGAAAGACTAATTATTTAGTAATTCCTACCCATCGATTTAACTTAATTTCCTTAAGGAGGAATATAACATGGCAAATAAAGACGCACCCTTTGGTTTTAGACCAGCAGGGAAAGTTGGTCAGAATGCAGACAACGGTGGTTTATCCGAACGATTGATTAGTGCTTCTGCGACAGCTATTTTCCAAAACGATTTAGTAAAACTAAAAAGTGATGGATCAATAGAAGTTGCAGAAACAAATGTAGCGGTTGTTGGATCTCTCAACGGAGTTTTTTTTACTGACGCATCAACAAGCAAGCCCACTTTTGCAAATCATCTGAAAGCTAGTAATACAGCTACAGATATAAAGGGGTTTGTATACGACGATCCTTATCAAAGGTTCGAATGTCAATCAGACAACACTGGAGCCTCTGCGCTTACTGATATTAATAATAACTCTAATATCACGTATCTTGCAGGAGCAACACCGAACTTCATTTCCAAGTCGGAGTTTAAAGATGGCGATTTAGCAGCAGGAGCAGCTACATTAAGACACTTAGGTTTTTCAAAAGACCCTGATAATAGTGATGTAGGTTCTGCAAACGTTAATATAATCGTTTCTATCAATGAGCACCAAGATGGAAAAGCAGTTGACGGTATATAATAATAGCATTTAGGAGGACATAAAAAATGGCTATATCAAGACAACAACTAGCAAAAGAGCTAGAGCCAGGTCTAAATGCATT